GACGTTCACGCCCACCACGCCCGCGCCCGCCGTCGGACGCCCGCGGTAGCCGTGCGTCAGGATGGTGTGCGCCGCTTCTGCCGACACGTCCGCAATGGCCGCTGCCGATTCCGCGTTCTTGGCCGTCACGTAGCGCGCCAGCGCCTCGTCGGGCTCCGGCGACACCTCGAAGGTGAGGCTCCCGCCGAACGCGCCGGAGGAATGAAAGTAGACGGTCTTGTCCGAATACGCGCCCAGCACCACGGACCGGCAATCGTCGCCGGCATTGACGCCGGTCCACTTCCAGATGCGGATCGTGCGCTTCCCGAGGGGATGCGCCACGAGCTCGAGCGGCGTGTTGGTCGCCATGGGAGGGTCCGGCGGGGCCCGCGGGCAGCCCCGCCTGCCGGGAATCCGCTCAGGCCCCCGGCGCCGCCCAGACGCAGTAGCCGCGGATGGTGTTGCCGTCGTTGATGTTCGCCGTGTCGATCATGGCGTACACCACGAATCCCTTGTCGGTGTAGCCGGCCGCGGTGGAGCGCTGCACGTTGACCGACAAGACGCCCGGGCCGTCCGTCGCCGTCACGGCCGGCAAGGGCCAGACGCTGGAGATGGCCGCGCCCGCATCGCCGTTGTCGAGAAAGGCGTTATCGTCCTCGGCCACCGCGTCACCGTCGGGCTCGACGTAGGCGCGGAAGCCGAGGTGCAGATCCGCGTTGGTCGTCATCAGCGCCGACTCCACGCGCGAGAGCTGCGAAAAGACCAGGAGCCGCCCCGCGGGCAGCACGAGCAGATTGACCTCGCCCGTGCCCGCCCCCGCCGCGTGCGTGTACTGAAAGACGCTCGCGTTGAGCCCGGTGGCGGCGATCGGCCCGCCGCGCCCGGACGTGGCCGCTGCGTACTGTGTCGACTTCGTGGGAGTCCCCGTGAATGCCGCCATAGCTTGCCTCCCTAGCTCATGGGTGATGAAGCGTCGGCCCCGCCCGACGCCAGGAGATCAGCTCTCAACGATGTCCACCTGGATTACGCGGGCCTCCTCGATACGCACCGCCCCCACGCTGCAGCCCGCCCAGATCTGCCAGGCGTTGTTCAGGTCCGGCCGCGTGTTGATCTCCGTATTCAGGTCCATCGGAATGGCGAGCCCGATGCCGTCCTTCTGCCACGCGATGCACGAGCGCGTCGTGGTGGCCAGCGCGAGCAGCGTGGACATGATCCAGGTGAAGCCCATGTAGGGCCCCGTGAACCGCGCCTCTTTCAGCGCCATCAGCTGCGAGAAATCGCTCGAGGTCACCTCCGTCTCGGCGAGGAGATCCTCGAAGCCCTGCGGAGAGGCGGCGAAGTAGCGGTCCCGCTGCGGCACGTCGCGCTCGTTGAGCATCCGCGCCGCCTGGTTCACCTTCTCGAACGTGAGCCCGGTGCCGCCCGCGGCGATCTGCTGCCCAGAGCCGATGGCGACGCTGGAGGTGGTGTCGTCCGCCGCCACGGCCGTGGCCGAGCCGATGGCCGCCTCGAACACGGTGCGGTCCACCGCGCGGTTGTACGCCGAGGCGTGGTTCTTCGCGTAGTCGTTCTTCGGCTGGATGAGGATCTTCACCTCGTCGTGCTTGTCCAGCAGGATGGCGCCGCCGCGGTCGCTGAACACGCACCGGCGCCGCGAGTGCTCCGGGTTCAGCAGCTGCGTGGGGCTGTGGCGCCCCGCGATGATGGGCAGCTCCGAGGCGCCGAGGCGCTCGAAGTTGAAGCTCTTGCCGACGACGCCGGTCTTCAGGCGGACGGCGCTGCGCGTCTTGGAGCCGTCCTCGCCGTCCTGCGCGAGGCGGTGGACCTCGGTGGTGTAGGCGTGAACGAATGCTGTGTCGATGGTCTCGGCCATGACAACCCTTTCCGTCGCTCAGGTGGTTCCCTGGTCAACGGTGAGGAGTCCGGCCAATCCGGGCTCACCTCGGAGCCTGACGCGCTCCGTCCCCTCGCCGGGTCTGCCCCCGGCGCCGCCGGGCCCTCGCGGGGAATCCGGCGCTGTCCTACGTGGTCACGACCCCCGCCCCACCGCGCCGCCGCCTGACGGGTTCCCATGCGCGTCAGGCGCGGCCGGCGGGACGAGTTACAGCATCACGCGGCCGGGCCGGACTCCTCCGGCGGCGGCACCGGCTGCGGCTTGCCGCCGCTGCCGGGATCGAGCACCCACCCGTAGACGGGCGAGTAGACCCAGCGCCACTCGCCCACCGGCCCGCCCCCACCGCCAGGCGGCTCGCCCGGCGTCGGCGGCTCATAGCCCGGGAGCCCCGGGATCCCCGAGATCGGGTTCGTCGGGCGCGGATCGTTCGGCCCCCACATGCCCGGCGGCGACTGCGGTGGCCAGTTCGGATACCCCGGCCAGTAGATGGGCGGTGTCGGGAAGGGCTGGTTCCCTCCACCCCAGATGCCGAGCGGTGGCTGCGGGGGTTGCGGCCAGTTCGGGTAGCCCGGCCAGTAGATCGGCGGGGTCGGGAACGGCTGGTTCCCTCCACCCCAGATCCCGAGCGGCGGGCGCGGAGGCTCGTACCCGGGCAGGCCCGGAATGCCTGCGATCGGGTTGGTCGGGCGCGGATCGGTTGGCCCCCAGATGCCCGGCGGGTTCGGCAGCGCCGGCGGGCGCTCACCGGCGTCGACGTTGTAGGCCTGTCCGAGGATCAGCACGGTCATGGGCATGGCGCGGTCTCCTCTACTGCCGCTGGCCGGACTTGATTTCGTTCGCCGCATCGGTCATCAGCTGCTGGAGCAGCGTGATGCCCGCGTTCTGAAACCCGCACGCCTCGGAGTAGAGCAGCTCGTCCGTCTTCACCTTGCCCTTGAACAGTTCCGCGAACTCCGGGGGCGCCGCCTTCGGCCCCGCCTCCTTCGCGTCGTAGCTGAACTCGTAGGTGTATTGCCGGTCACTGCCGCCCGCGCCGCCCGGCGTGTTCTTGATGAGGTTGTAGTAGTTGCGGCACTGCGCCGCGATGGCCATCACGTACTCCGGCGGCAGGTTGTCGTACTCCATCTCGAGACGCCACATCTTCCCGTTCGGCCCGGACAGCACGCACTTCACCTCCATGAGCGCTCCTTCCTGGAACGGCACCACGACCGTTCCCCCGATGACCGTGCCCTCCTCGATCGCGCCACCCAGCTGCCGGAGCGCGGACGCCAAATCACGCCGGCTCCACGGGTCGAGCCCGTGGGGCGCGTAGGGAAAATGGAGGACCACCAGGGCATGGACCGTGCGCCTCACCGCCGCCCCGCACGGCCCCGCACCGTCAGGAGCTCGCGCGTGAGGGCCAGGATCTCGTCGGCCGCGCGCGGATCGTGCTCGGCGGTCGGCCGGGCCTTGATCTGGTCGATGGCGGCCTGGATCTCGGTCTCCGTGCGCCCGCCCGGCACCTCGTCGCCGCGGATCTCGCCCTGCTCCTGGAGCATCTCGCCGATCCGCACGAGCCCGCGCACGAGGTTCGGATTGTTGCCGGCCTGCTCGATGGCCTGGCCCAGCGCCGGGTCGTCGCTGAACATCACGCGCACCGCCGAGCGGGCGAGCCCCACATTTCGACTGAACGCGCCGCCCCATTCCTGCCGGAGCGCCGCTTCCGCCGTCTTGTAGGCCTCCGCCCGCTGGCGCGTCAGCGCATCGGCCAGGCGGATCTGCCGCTGCGTGTCCCACTCGATCGCCGCCTGCACCAGCGCCGGCGGCGCCCCGTGCTTGTGCGCCACGTTCGTCAGGAAATCGGTCAGGTCCTCCTGGCTGAACGTGAGGCCCAGCCCCTCGGGCAAGGTCGGCATCTTCACGTCGTACTTGTCGGGCGTGTCCGGCACGCCGAGCGCCTTGTGGAACGCCGCCACGTCCTCCGGCTTGGCATCGGCGCCGGGCACGCGCACGGAGTTGCCGACCATCGCCTTCGTATCGATGAACCGCTTGGCCAGCGTGGGCACGTCAGGCACATCGGCCAGACTGCGATCCGCCCACATCGTCTCGGGCAGATCGGCGCGCCAGTCGGTCGGCCGCACGGGCGCGGACACCGCCGCCGGAGCCGGCGCAGCCGCGGGCGCTGGGGCCGGCGCGGCAGGCGGCGTCGCGACGGGATCGGGGGCCAGCAGCGTGTCAGCCATGGTTCACCACCGGGCGCTTGGCGTCCACCACGACGACGTGCACATCCGCCCACGGGTAGCAGGCCGCCGCGTCCGCATAGGTCGAGAACGCCGACACGTCCTCCACCTGGCCGTCGCTGATCGTCGTCACGATGTAGACCCAGAGCGGCTCATCGGCCATCACTCACTCCCGGCAGCGTCAGCACCTCGGGCGCGGCCCGGACGTAGTCCTCATTCGCGTACCGCTCGATCTGCGCGACCGCGTCGTAGATCCCCGCCGCGCGCTCGCCGTTGCCCGCCTGCTTGGCCAGCGCGTAGAGATCGAGGCGCATGAACTTCCAGCCCGCGGTACCCGCCACCTCGGCCGCGGCCTGCGTGCGGCGCTTGCGGAGCTCCTCGCGGATGCGGTCCTCGGGCGTCGCCATCGTCACGCCGCCTGCGGCGCCGGCAGCTGCCGGCCGGTCTGCGCCGCCTGGTCCACCGCGGTCAGCATCGGCGCCGCCTTGCCCGCCGCCTCGGCCATCTGCCCCATCTGCTGCATCTGCAACGCCTGCTGCTGCATCTGCTGCCGCTGCGCCCGCACCTGCGCCACCTCTTCCCGCGAGCGCAGATAAGACGGCGGCAAGCCGACGATGGTGGCCTGGTCCCGAAGTGCATCGTCCAGGTCGTAGTTGTCGAGCGCGGTCACGACCGCTTCCGGCGACACCGCCTGGAGCGCGTGCAGATGGCCGAGCGTGGCTTCCCACCCGCCGACCCGCTGCGACTTCTGGCTCCGGGCGAGCGGCCCCTCGTACTCGATGTCGAGGTCATCCCCCAGCACCGAGTCGGGCGGTGGGAGGAGCGCGCCCGCCCGGAACATGATGGCGAACACCCGCTCGATCACGCGGTTCAGGAACTCGTACTCGAACCGGCCCAGCGTCGGCCCGAGGATGCGCCGCATGATCTCCCACCGGCGCTCCACCTCGGTGGCCGTCATCGTGCGGCCCTCGACCAGCTGCAACTGCTCCCAGAAGAAAATCCGCTGGATGCGCTGCCGGCGCTGCTCCATCAGCAACTGGCCCACGTCGAACTTGCCGCCGGTCTCGAGCGGCCGGAGCGCATCGGGCCGCGTCAGCACCGTCTGGCCGTTCGGGCGGAGGTCGATGTCACCGACGATACCGTCCTCCATCTGCACGTAGGGCGGCCGGATGGCGAGCTCACCGGATTGCAGCGTCAGCATGTCGGCCTGGTTCAGCGTCTTGATGTCCGGCAGCGCGATCATGGCGGGCGAGTCGGTGCCGTACACCTCGCCGGAGAGCTTCGACCAGCGCGGCACCGCATACGGGAACTCGTGGTACCCGGACTCCCGCAGCAAGGTCCGCGTCCCGTGTTCCACGTAGCACGACACCACCGGCAAGCCGCGGCTCCCGTAGCGCGTGCGTGCGGCATCGGCCCGGGGATACACGCCGTGCAGGATGCGGTAGCGGTCGTCGCCCCGCCCGCTGTCCATCGCGCCCCGGATCTGCTCGGACACCGTGTCGCGCCCGAACCGCTGGATCGCCGCCCGCGCAGAGAGCTCGAAGCTCCGCAGCACGGTGTCCACCAGGCCGTCGTGCGCTTCCTCGATCACGTACTCCTGGATCGGGAGCGCCCGGAACAGGAGCCCGCCGAATGGCGCCCCCGTCGGCGGCTTCTCGTTCTCCTCGCAATAGAGCGCCGCCGTCGCGAACGTCGCCAGATCGTCGTAGCAGAGGAATGATTCCTCGTAGAAATTGGATTGCCGGAGCGCGAGCGACATCCGCTCCTCGGCATCCTCCAGCCAGGCTTGCACCTCCCAGGTGTCGTTGTTCGCCTGGTTGCGCGTCTTCAGCGAGAACCACCGGAGCGCGTGGTTCGTGAGCGCGCCCTGCATGGACGCCGACAGGAGCTTGCGCGCCTCGATGGCCGTGGAGTCGTACACGCGCTGCGTGCGCTTCTCGCCCTCCACGCCGGTGCGGATGATCGGGTTGCGCCCCGGCATGACGTAGTCGGCGAGCTCCTGGCAGTGCGCGCGATAGGTCTGCGCGCGGCTCCAGAGCCGCTCATAGCGCGTCACGAGCTGGGCCGGATCAACCGGCACGGCGGCTCTGCGCCTCCCGCTCGAGGTCCGCGGCCACCTGGGCGTCGAGTTCGGCCTGCTGCTTGGCCTGCTCGCGCGCTTCCGTCACTTCCTTCGGCGTGGCCCACCGCACGCCCTCCTGCGGCGGGTCGTACACCACGATGGACGCGCCGCACCGCAGACACCGGAGCGCCTGCGACACCGGCCGGCGCGACTGCGGCAGGCGCCAGCGCGGCGGCCAGATCCCGGGCTTCTCGATGAGATGCCCGCCGACGAGCCGCTCACACGCCCCGGGCCGGCGCGCGGCGGGATAGCGTTCGAGCCGCGGGTCCATTCAGCGGGTCCGCGGGCGCGGCGCGGGTTTCGGCTCCGGTGTCGGCTCGGGCTCGCGCAGCGTGACGGGCCGGCCCTCGGCCTGGGCCACGGCCGCCTCCACGGGGAGCTGGTCGCCGAGCGTGCCCTCGGCGGGCACCTCGAGCGTGGCCATCTCCACCCGGTCCGCCAGCGCGTGGTCGGCGTCGGTGGCCGCGAGGCCCGAGAACCGGGCGGCCGCCGTCGGCGTGAACTTCACCCAGCCCTTGAGCCGGCCGCCCTTCACGAGGATGAGCGGCGAGGTCTCCGACACGCGAACCTGGTAGCCGCCGGGCCCGCGCGTGATCGCCTGGCCGATGGCGATCCGCTCCTGATACGTGGCCGCTGCGTCGGGCATCATCCCTTCCCCTTCTTCTTCTCCGCGCCCTTCACGGTGCCCTTGTTCACGCTGGCGTAAAACACGCGCTCGCCGCGCTTCGGCCCGTACTCCTTCCGCATCGAGGAGAGAATGGTCTGGCCCTTCTTCGTCAGGGGCATGGCGTCACCTCACCTTCGGCGCCTGCGGGATGAACGTGTTGAGCGGCACCGCGCCCGGCTCCGCGATCCGCAAGGAGCAGCCCTTGCCCAGCCCGCGCGCGATGATCCGCTCGTCCTCGAGCCAGTGGTGTTTCCGGCACTGCCCGACCATGCG